GGAACACAGTTCTCAGAATGTTCTCATTCTTTTCAAGACATGAAGTAGACAAACAAGCAGAAGGATTTGACAGAGGAGAAGATGGCTACCCATCAGCAGGTAGAATAGCATGGGCATTATGGGGTGGTGATGCAGGATTTAGTTGGGCAAAGACTAAAAGAAATCAAATCATGAGAGAGCAAGAAAAATCTGATGATTTTGAATATATAGAAGAAGCATGTATAGAACTTAAAGCATATCACGATGATGAAGAAGATGAGACTAAAGCACCAAGTTTGAGTGCATCAGTCAAGAAAGGTTTGCAAGGTAAAGTTGATAAACACAACGAGAAACATGGAGATAAAAAAGGTAAAAAGGTAACTCTTAGAATGTTAGGTGCTGTTTTTAGAAGGGGTATTGGTGCATATCGTACAAATCCAAGTTCAGTACGACCATCTGTGAGAGCAAGTGGTGGAGAGGACAGATGGGCATATGCAAGAGTAAATGCTTTCTTAGTAGCAGTTAGAACAGGGAAGTTCAGGGGTGGCAAGTTTGATTTAGACTTATTACCATCAGGACATCCTTTGAAGTCTAACTAGGAGTAACTATGCCTAGTACAAACAGGTCTAGTATATCATTAGCATTCGCACATGATATCGTTAGAGCATGGAACTTACCTAATATGAAATCTCAAAAAGATGTTTTCACATATCTAGGTAAAACAACAGATAGTGGCACTATGTCATTCTACAGGCAACAAGCAGAAGAAATGACAGGAATACAACTATTACCACATAATAATAAAAGTAATTATGTTGTAAGAACAGAAAGAGCCAACCTACCACCATTAACTAATAGAGTAGAAATAACTGACACTCCATATTGTATGCTTGTATTTTCCGATGCACATTTTGAAGGACACGAAACAGTATCATTTAAAATAATGTGTGAGGTATTAAAAGACTTACTTAAAACAAGACAACTCAAATGTATAGTAGCCAATGGAGATATCATGGATATGTCTATCCTATCTTCTTTTGCAAAGTTTCACACAGAGATAAGACCAAAAGAAAGAACAGTACAAAAAGAGATATATGATTCACAGGCTCAGATAAACAGAATACAAAAGATAATAGATAAGGCTAAATATCCTATCAAGCAACTAGCGACTTTTGGTAATCATGAAACAAGATTATCTAAAGTAGCCATGTCTTGGGGTAGAGCATTTGAAGACTTAGAAGCATTTAAGATATCAAATTTATTTCCTGATTGGGAATGGGCTATGTCTCACTTAATCGATGATACTGTTATGGTCAAACATAGGATGCGAGGTGGAATACATACATCATATCAAAACTCAATGAGAGCAGGTATTCACATTGTAACAGGACATACACATCAACTTAACTACAGAACTTTTAACACATATTCAACAAGCTCAATGTCGATACAGACAGGACATCTATCAGAATCTTACCATCCATATTTAGAAGATAATATCGCTAATGATTGGAACAATGGATTCGCTGTAATAACGATTGACCCTAAAGAAAAAACAGTTCATCCTGAACTTGTGCAGGTAAGTAATCTGCATCGTTCAGCTTTCTTTAGAGGTAAAAAATATACAGTATGAAAGAATATCCTCTAGTCATGGTAGATTGGCTAGACCACACAGCAGATGCAAGATGGGTTGAGAATGTAGATTCTTGTGAGCCTGAGTTGTGTCGTACTGTAGGTTGGCTAATCAAAGAGGACAAAAGGTCTTATAAGGTTGCCAATGCAATTACAAAAGAATCAGGTCTTGGTGGCATTTCTGTTATACTCAAATCCTGTGTAGAGGAAATGTGGATGATTGATGTAGAAGATGAAGAAAACTGAAAGGGAGTTTTTACAGAAAATAGTAGATTTAGGTTGTATCGCTTGTATTAAACTCGGATATTATAATACACCTGCTGAGATACATCATGTTAGAAAGTTTGGAGAAAAAAGAAACCATTTCAGAGTGATACCATTATGCCCACATCATCACAGGACAAGCAAAGAATCACATCACTTAAATCCGAAATGGTTCAAAGAAACCTTTGGTACACAAGAAGATTTATTAAAAGAAGTTGAGATATTGTTAGATGGCAAAAGTAAGAATCAATAAAAGAAAAGAATACAAAGAGCAACTAAGATTGTTCGTTACTCTTAGCAACAACGTGAGGAGAAAAATAAGAAAGCACTTCAAAGATTATGGTGATTTAGCTGAGAGCCTTTTCGATGACATAGGTGAAGTTCCTAACGAATACTATGATGATTACTACAACGATATGCTTACTATTCTTAGTGCTAGTGCAAGACAAGTTATTATCATGATGGGTAATAGGTTACACAGAAATAGAGTATCTAAGAAATCAGATGAAATAGACCCTGTCATTGTGGATTATGTGGGTACAAAAACAGCACAGAATGTAAGGAATATTACAGAGACCACAAGGAAGGCAATACAAAAGCAAATTTCACTAGGTATTGAAACAGGGTTAGCCATCCCACAGATTTCTAAAAACATCCGAAAATCGACTGCTTTTGCTCCAACTAGGGCTACTATGATAGCAAGGACAGAAACACATCAAGCAATGAACTATGGTAGTCAAGAAGTAGCCAAAAGATTAGGGCTAACAAGACCACTTAAAGAATGGGCATCAGCTATGGATGAAAGAGCAAGACAATGGCATAAAGATGTCAATGGTCAAAGAGTTGGCATCGATAAACCATTTAAAGTTATGACACCCATATCAGGTGGTGGTGTGGTAGAAAAAGAACTTCAATATGCAGGAGACCCTAATGGTGGTGCATCTAACACTATAAACTGTCGTTGTTTCATAATATACTATGATGAAGGAGATATTGTTGACTAAAAAAGAAGAAGGCAAGGCAAAAGGTCAAGATTACGAGAACTTCTACACAGAAGGCATAAATAAAGGGCTTTCTAATGCCCAAGCATCACTATATGCCCATGATTTACTAGCTAAAAAGTACAATTATAAGAATCCTTTCACAATTAAACCAAAATCTATATAAAAATAAGGCACTTTTCCACCTATAACACTAATATATACCTAAAGTATAGTGTATTCAAGTAAAATATTATACTTTTTGTATATGAAATAGTTGCATTGTATACTTAAAGTATGCTACAATGGACACATGTTAAACAAAGGAGAAACAAATATGACACACAACTTATCACAACAGGCTAATGATAAAATTGATAGCTATCTATCAGATTGGACTGATGCTTATTTAACTCAAATAGAAATGACTTATAACACAATATCTAAAAAAGACTATCTTATGTTAGATTCACTTGAACTTAAATGGTTACGTTCACAACATGCTGATTTGATTAAATTTATCATAAGAGAAAGAGCAGGTGATGACTATGAAAATGTATTAACATCAGTAAAAACAAGATTAATTGGTGAGAAAAAAGATAATCTTCTTCATAGAATTAATAAGAAAGGTGGTAGCATTAAAGATGTAAAAAACATTGAATTAGTTGCTGATAGATTAGAAGGACTTTTCGAAACTGAGAAAGGTAATGTGCATTTAAGAACAATATATGCAGGTGGTTATCACATTCAAACATTACACATCAGAATGATTTGTACTTTGAAATAAATACATAAGACATAACAAAGAGAGAGCAGACTTAGTTCTGCTCTTTTTTTATTGTTATTATAAGTAGTTTGTTGTTACAATAACCACAATACACTTGACAGGGATTTCGAGTTATGGCTATTGACCAAGAGGACAACATGGAAGTTGAACAAAACATTCTTGATTTAGAATGTGAATACAAAGAAATGGAAACAGAAGATGATGGCTCGTTTGAAGGCTATGCTTCAGTATTCAACAACAAAGACTTAGGCAACGATGTAATCCGACAAGGTGCATTTACTAAATCCATAACAGGAAGAAAAGCAAGTAGTGTAAAATTACTTTACCAACACAAAACCGATGAACCTATCGGTGTAATAGATTCCCTAGAAGAAGATAAACGAGGACT